GCACGCAAATGGTTGCGGATATTATCGCCAAATGTGACCTTGAGAAGGGTTCTGATGAGCGTACCGTGCAGAAGTGGTTAGAGGAGCGAATCCTCGAAGTCGGTAAAGAGCTGGGGCACATGACCAACGGCAAGATAACCGCGAACACTGCAATTCAGAACTACATTGACCCGTCCGTCATTTCCCAGTTCTTTGACGACTACGGCGTTATCCGCCCGAATGCTAAATTCCAGAAAGCTATCGATAGCGTAAAGTAAGGGATTTGCATTTGCTCAAGTTAATTTCAAAACATCGCTAAATGCGATTAATTCAAGTGTGGAGACGACTATGAAACGAAATATGTTTAAAGTAGTTGCCGGTTCCTCACTGGATGATGCTCGTAGCAAGTACATGGACCTGCTTGCCGGTAACGCTCAAGCGTTCGGTAACGGTGAAATGGTATGCCTGGCGTCTGCCTCTGACGATCAAGAACCGTTCAACCCTATGACGGGTGAAGACGATCTGACGTCCGTTGACATCGCAGAAACCGGCTTTGAAGCTACTGCCTCTGAAAGTGGAGACGTGAACGTTCACTATACCATCTGTACCGATGGTTGCGGCGCTCACATTCTGGCTGAATCTGACGACATCGGTCACTGTGTTGCCTGCGCCTCTGACATCGAGTTCCTCGACGAAGCTGGTATTCAGGACTACATCGCAGAATCCAACGATGAATCCGACATGGACATCGAAGGTATCGCCGGTGAAGAAGACGAAGATGATGAGCACGGTATCCGTGCTATCGCTTGCGGCTTCACGAAAGAAGAAGCTATCGCCAACTACCGTGATCTGATCACAGGTGTTGCCGAACACAGCGTTGTCGAAAGCGAAGACGATATGAGCGTTGCCATCGTCGGTACTGCGTCTACCTTCGACGTTACCACCGGTGCTCGTGTTGAAGCTGTTGATGGCGAACAGTCCGACTTCTCCGGTATCGCTTCTGGTGCCATCGATGGTTTTGTTCAGGCTGAACACTTCGTATGTTCTGCCAGCAGCTCCTGCGGCCTGCATGTGATCAGCTCTGATGCCATGCCTGTTTTCTGCCCGGAATGCTCTTCCGGTCTGCTGGATGTTGAAGACGTTGAATCCATGAATCAGCACGCGGTTGCGGTTGCTGGTTCTGACGATGAAGACGATGACTTCGATCTGGACATGGACGAAGACGAAGACGAGGACGAGGACGAGGACGACGAAGAGGATGATGAGTTCTCAGATGACGATGCCGACGAAGACGATGCCGACGAAGACGAAATCGACGAAGACGACGAAAGCGATAGCGACCTGTCCCTGGGTGTAGCCTCTGCCCAGCCGCAGACTGCTCGCATGGGCGGTAAGCGCCGTCGTGCCGTATCGCGCATGACCGCTACTGCTTCCGCTGGAGCCGATGTTGCTAAACAGCGGCCTGCTGTTGACTCTACCGAGGTGGAAATCAGCTATTCTGCCATTGCTTCTGCTAATTTTGACATCGAGAAGCTTGATGTTGGCTTTATGTCAACAGCTAAGTCTCAGGGTCGCGCTTGGGTCAGCACTTACGCCGGTGTGCCGGTTGCAATGGCTACTCAAGAATCAGCGAATCGTGATGACATCTTCCAGTCAGAGACCTTTGGTCGCGCATTCCTGGCCCGCGCTTCTCAGGTAGGTCTGGACGCAGCGCATCAGGAACTGGGCTTCCAGCCTCTGGTTGCTAAAGTTCCGGTTGCAGACTTCGTTGAAGCTGAGGTTGCTGATCGCGCTGAAGCCAAGATCGCACAGGCAGAATCTGCACTGGCATCTGAACGTAACGAACTACACGAACGTTTCAAAGCGGCTCTGGAAATTGCATCTGCCGGTATCAACCGTGGCTTCTTCGCCAACGAACAGAACCCGGTCAAGCAATCTCTGGTAACCGCCATCGCTGGTGTAGGTATCGACGGTGCTGATGCACTGGTAGCAAACGCTTTCGCCAACAAGTCCGATGAATATCATCGCGTACTTCTGGCCAAGGCTTTCGACATCATGCAGTATGCTCCGGAAGTACAGAACCAGTTGGCAGTAGCCGTACAAGGTCACGCCCCGCAGAAAGTGGCAGCAACTGCTTCCGCCCAACCTGCTGGTCCTCTGGGCCGACCTGTTGGTCAGGTCACAAGCGTCTTCTCTTCACAGGAAGACAACGTTGAAAAACAGGCAGCAACTGCTTCTTCTGAAGATATGGGCGACTTCATGAGCCGCCTGAACCGTTGCATGCCGACTAATCGTCGCTAATAAGCCTCTTTTTACGGAGAGTGAATCATGCTTTATCAATACAATACCCGCATCCAGCACAGTGAATTCCGCAAGGCCGAGCCGGGCTCCGACATCGCCGAAGAAGGCAAGGCACTTGTATACGCTACGTACAACAACGAACTGGTTGTTCGTCCGTCTACCGGCGCTGCTGGTGAGAAATTCGCCGGTCTGTCTCTGACTCGCAACACTCCGCCGACTCAGGCACCTTTCGTAGGTAGCTTCGTAGTTGCGGATACTGGTTCTGTCGAACTGCCGCGTCTGCCTGTTGCTGGCCAACTGCTGATCCGTGTTGGTGGTTCTGCACTGACCATCGTTTCCAACGCTCCGGCTGCCGCTTCTGAAGTTCAGCTGGTCGGCAAAGTGCTGACTTTCCACGCTGATCTGAAAGGCGCTACTGCTGAATTCCAGCTGAAGTACGAACTGTCCGCATCTGAAGCACGCCGTATGCAGGGCGACGCTCCGATCGGCGGTATCTCTGCTACCTTCCAGGATCAGGTTGGTGTTATCACTTACGCTGAAGAAATCTGCACCTCCTGCTTCGACGCTTCTGCTGATTGGCAGCCGGAAGCTGAGCCTACACTGGGTGCTGATGGTAATCTGACCTTGGGTGGTTCTGGTGGTGTCGCTACTGGCCTGATCGTTGTAGCCGCTCCGTCTTCCGAAAACTTCGGTCTTACTCTGCGTCTGAAGGTCTAATCGACCTTCTTCCGCTGAGTCGAAACACTTTTAATACTTCGTTGGAGAAACGATTATGAACAACGCTTATCAAGGCGCGAAGCTTGTACTGCGCGGTAGCCACGATCCGATCGAAGCCCTGCGCTTCGGCAAGAACAAAGAAATGGCTCTGTCCTCTGCGACGGGCGAGATCAACGCATACGACAAGAAAGACCTGCTCCAGAAGATGGGTCAGCTCATGCAGGCCGTCGAGAACGGTGACCTGATTCCGGCTACCGCTTCTTCTGAAGGTGACTTCCTGGGTACTGCTTCTGATCGTCGCGAACTGCTGGCTGAAGCTGCTGCTGACTCTACCGGCCAGAAGTGGCAGGCAATCGGTGCTTCCCTGACTCGCATGATCGAAGAACAGCGTGAACGTGACGGTTTCGCACGTAAGCTGCTGGTTGGTAACACCCTGAAGCAGGGCGAAATCTGCCGTGTGCCGATGCCCAAGCATGATGCCCGCGCTGTCGTAGCTACCGGTACTGCAACTGTTGGCGTTCAGACCATCCGTACTCGTGTGTTCACTCCGGATGAGTTTGAAATCACTGCCAATCTGCGCGTTGAAAACCTGGACCTCCAGCAGGTTTCCGGCGATCTGCTGGACCGTGCTTACAACGACGGCCTGCAGGCAATCATGGTTGCTGAAGACCGTCTGTGGAAGAAAGCAGTCGATGAAACTGTCGGTTACGTCAACGATCTGGAACTGATCGCCGGTGAACTGACTCCGAAGAACCTGGGTAACCTGCGTCAGGCTGTTGCTCGTTGGAACCTGCCGGCTACTACCATGCTGCTGGCTTCTGATTACTGGGCTGACGTTATCGGTAGCAACGACTTCGCTACCTTCTTCGACCCGATCTCCAAGTACGACCTGGTCCTGAACGGTCAGATCGGTACTCTGGTCGGTATGACTATTCTGACTGACGCCTACCGTCAGCCGAACCAGAAGGTCATGAACCCGGGTGAAATCTACGTCGTATCTGACGCTCAGAACCACGGTGTATACACTACTCGTGGCGGCATCCAGTCTGCTCCGATCGACGGACGTTACCGCGGCGACACTAGCCGCGGTTGGTTCATGTCTGAGCCGTACAGCCAGGCAGTTACCAACATGCGTTCAGTGGTCAAAGCTCGCCGCATGTAATAGGTCGTCCTGATGACCACACCCCTAGCGTAGTGAAGATGCCAGCACCCTCCGATCTGCGCTAGAGGTTAAAAAGAGGTTCATTATGGATTATCGTAAGGCGTTAGCTCTCGCCATACTTTCGCATCAAGCAGGGGACACTGACAAGTGCCTTGAGTATCTGTCAAAAGCAGGTGAGTTCGGAGACGATCTTACCCAGTATGTTTATACTGAATTGCACCCTTCCCCTGGGGCGCGAGCAACTGGTGACAACTTATCTCCATCGGATAACACTATCGCTCCGTCCTTGTTTTCAATGGCATCATCTGACTCAACTCTCATGGCTATGGCTAAGTTTGTAGACGAAGACGATCAGATCATTGAAGCACCTGTAAAAGGTTTAATATAAAAGGCGGCCATAGTGTCGCCTTTTTTTTCGTTTCCGGAGTACACTATGGCTGTCGATAGACTAGATTCGATAACTGGGTTGAACACCCCGTTACACATAACAATGAAAGCCTTTCGTGAAGCCTTGAAAGCCTTTCTAGGATTGTCGAAAGACTTACCAGTTTACACTCGACAGGATACGAAAGAAATGTCCCGTCAGAAGGTAGATGCACCTAACCAAAACACTCAGAGTTATCCCAGTGCGTACCTAACCATAAGTGAGATCGGTATTCGCAAGGATCAAGAAGCTCTGAAGGCGCTTACTCGTAACAGTTCTGGGCACATGCCTATTCACGCTACTCAGGCCACTCTACCTAAAGCGTATATGTTCCCTGCCTTCGTGTCAGCCGTCTTGCACATTAAGACACGGGATTTTTCAGATGCCGTGACGATGGCTACCAAGTGCCTTATCTGTGCAAGCTCCGGTAAGCTTAATTGCAAAATACACATGAACGGCGTCGAATGGTTTGTGACTATCGTATGTGAAACCGAGTCTATCCCTATCGACCCGCCGGAAATCGATTCGACTTCAAACCCGGACATATTCCACCTGGAGATTTCCTTCACTGTGAACTCACGTCTGGGTACAGTTAAGGAAGTTCCGAAAACAAATGGCACGGTCACTCAGACTATTATGCCGCGTGATCATGCCCAACTCTAACGAAGAGGTTTAAGATGAGCGAAACACTGGATCGCACGATAGTCACAAAGACTGCCTCTGTACTGGTCATGGCAACCAAGAAGCGAACACTTGGTACTACGACTACCGCTTCTCGTTGTTCTGATGTATCTCAGTGGACGGCACACGTATCGAAAACAAGCCCGTTCAAGCTGCAAGGGTTTGGTAAGTTTCTGCGTATTCAATCTGAAAATCCTATCGAGCTGCTATTTCATCAAGCAGGTACGAACGACGATGAATATAAAGAACCTGTTAACCCGATCTTTACAACAGGTCTGATAATGGCGGAAGACATTCAAGTCGGTCATACGATGCAGATCGCTCTTGTTGATAAGGACCGTGTGCTTGGAGACAACATTACAGTATCGGTACTTAATGTAGGTTCTGGTGAAACGGAGCGTGTAGTTCTCAATCGCGTAGACGAAGAGACTTTCATGGGTTCTCTACCGACACACCCGTCTGCTGATAAAGGTCCTTCGTTCGACGGCGTTCTCTACGTACAACCTGATGATCAGATCGACATCCAGTATACTGATCCGCGTAGTTCTTCCGGTGAGTCGACTGTTGTGGTCAAACGTATTAAAGCCACATCATCTTTCGTTAAACCTGAAGTGCTCTTTCGCCCTCACTTCCTTGAAGGTCAACGCACTCTGAACCTGTTTGTGCGTAACGGTACTCCTAACGGGGTGCTGCGTATCGAGTACGCAAGCGGTCTTGTTGATACAATTCCTGTCGTAGCCGGGGATTCCGAGTTGAACCTAGTGGCTCGCGAACAGGAAGGTGATGTAAGGTTCATCTACTTCTATACGGATGTGCTTCAGATTAGCCAGACCGTTGAAGGTACCATCACCGACAGTGCGACTTACCTGGGTCAACTCAAAGCTGATACAAATCCCACGATCTATGACAAGATTCGCGTGGTACTGCAGGACTTTGACAACGTATCTGAGCGCGCCACTGTGCAGTTCATTCATGGTGAAGGTAGCGTAGTGCCTGTGCGCTGTACTCAGATCGGTAAAACAGGTCATTTTGAAGGTGAGTTGGTTATAGCGCCAGAGTATGAAGGTCAGTGTGAGTTGACTTACTCCGAAATGATCAACGGTACGCTGGAGACTTCCCGGTTGCCCATTACGGTGCAATCGATCAATAGTACACCTACAGAGACAGACGAACCAGAAACTAAGACAACCTACGTTAGCTCATCCATGCTAGTAGATGGTCTGTTCGAGATTCACGGTACGTTTAACGGGTTGATCGAACTGGTCGCTCGTGATTCAATTGCCTCTGTTAAGTGCGAAGTGGTAGTAGGCAACTAATTTAATCCTAGGTTATCTAAGACCTTCCTGGAGAAACCTTATGTCAATACTCAATAACGGAGGCAATCTCAGCGCTGGTGTATATGACGCTATTTCGGACGAGAGTATCATCGCTCAATTGTCCGAAACTTGTGTCTGCGCTTTCGTTGGACCCTCCCACCGTGGTAAAGTCGGCGAGCCCGTTCTGTTTAACGGCCTTATCGATTTTCGTAACAAGTTTGGTCGCATCGACTCCAAGTTGACGGCTGCTCATATCTGCGTTGAGAAGTTTTTGGAACAGGGTTCTACGGGTTACTTTACCCGTGTGGCTCGTAATGCCAAATACGGCTCTTCCCTGGTAGGCATCGAAAACAACTTTGCGATCACGAAAGAACCCTATCAAGGATACGCTGATCCCGAAGACTACAACTTCGGTTCAAGCGATCTGATCTTCCTGACTGGTCGCGACCCGGGTAACTGGAACAACGGTTACAACTGGGTTATGTACCCTGATACAGACGATCAGGACAACGAAGCTTTCTATCTGGAAATCTTTGAGCGCGGTAAGACTGTCGCTCTGGAAATCCACCGTTGCACACTGCGCGACAAGATGGATGGTAATCGTCGTCAGATGAACGTAGAGGACGTTCTGGAAAATGCGAACAGCGTAGTACGTGCCCGTGTTAACCGTGACAACCCTATGTACGTAGCAGACCCTTCTCGCCGCTTGGTTAATGCGGTTATCGAAGGTTCTCTGATGCACGGTGATGACGGTGACGAAATCACTATCGATGATATAATCGACGGTTGGAACACCTACGACGATCCTGAAGAGTTCCGTGTGGACCTTCTTATCAATGGTGGTTATGCAGACCCTGCCGTGCAGATGGCTATGCTTGAAATGGCCTCTCTGCGTGGTGACTGCCATGCCATTCTCGATATGCCGCGTGATATGCAGGATGACGTTAGCAAAGCGGTTAACTACCGACGTAACGTACTGAACGCATCTACCTATGACGGTTCTATCTACGCACCGTACTCGGTATTGCTTTCAGATGAAGGCACCGAGTATGAATGCCCGCCGTCTGGCCACTTCGCGGAACGTGCTGCGTTCTCTGAAAACGTATCTCACCGTTGGTTTGCGGTAGCCGGTGTTAACCGTGCGATCATCAATGCTGAGCGTCTGACTCGCGTATACAACCCAGGGGAGCGTGGTGTACTCGATCAGAACCAGATCAACTTCATCCAGAACCTGCCGGGTTACGGTCCGACTATTATGTCGCAGTTGACCTTGCAGCCGTTCCGTTCCTCTATGCAGGATCAGAACGTTGTACGTCTGGTACGTATGTTGAACCGCAACTGTAAGGATGCGGCTATGGTTACTCTGTTTGAGCCGGGTGATTCTGTCACTTGGACCACACTGCGTAACATCGCCAACTCTCTGCTGGCTCCGGCCAAACAGAAACGCGGTCTGTACGGTTACGAGGTCATCTGTGACGAACGGAATAACAAGCCGGAGACCATTGCCTCTGGTGACACTATTCTGGACATATACATTGATCCGACTATCGCAACCAAGCGTATCTTCATCAATGCCATTGTAGCACCGACCGGTGGAGTCGAAGCTACTGTTTCTCTCATCGACCGTATCTGATAGGTGATACTATGCCGAAGCCTAATTTGGACGACGTACTTGGCATCAACGACCCGATGCTTAACGACAACTTTGACTTC